CAACAGAATATATGTGTCTCTGTATATCGAAAACTTTATATACCAACCGTTACGAAGGACTGGAGAAAACGATTTAGTTTTTACCGCCAAATCCAGAAACTTGCGGGATGGCGAAGCCATCAATGAATTTTTCTGCTGCATTGGTTACCTGATTTACACCTTTCTTTGCTTGTTCGGTGTATGTAGTAAATTTCCTATCCGTAACAGAATCGAAAAACGAAAGCGATGCATTGCTGATAATAGCATTAAAATCGATGACTTGCTTTGCGACCTCTTTAGATTTCTCTACAACGGTCTCGACTTGAAACATATCTTGAATATCTTTTGTTGAATACATTTTTATCTCCTTTAGACGATAATTAATACCAGCGATTACCCCAATACCTACGAGCGGCTTCGGCTCGTTTCATTTGGGCATATTCGATACTGGTCCATACTGCTGCGAAAAACGATTTAATTTTCTGTAACATGTAACCTCCTATAGTAAGCGTTACATGTTTATTTAGTATCGCAATGCACAAAATCTAAGTGTTTTTACTAATGTTCACCAAGTTTTCTTTAAATTGTACCCAGCAATTATACCAGTTCCAACTTCTGGACTTGAATCGAATATAGTTACGATCAAGCACCAGACATTGTTTTATTGCTTTCTCAAGGTCTAATGATACGACACCAGTTACTTGATTCTCAATTATGTCCATTGGTCCTGTGACTGGGAATGCCGCAACAGGACAACCTTGTGACATGGCTTCAATGATAACAATACCAAATGTATCTGTCAATGAAGGAAAACAAAAAACACTTGCTTGGCGATAGTAGTTTGCCAATTCTGTGCCAGTTTTATAACCAACAAATTTTACCTTTGTGTATTTTCTTTCCAATGCCTCACGGTATGGGCCATCACCAACAATGACAATATCAAATTGGTCTTGCAATTTACACAAGGCATCTAAATTCTTCTCTCTTGATACACGACCGACATACAACACCGATCCATTTTGCACATCATCAACGGTCGCTTTGAGTTTATCGAAATCAACACCTCTTGTCCATTCTACAATTTTACCATCAAAACCTTTTTGTTGGAGTGTTTCGACCATTGACTTTGTGTTTGTGAGGACAATGCCTGAGTGTTTGTGAAACCACCTCAGGTACGAATAGGTCATTGGTGTGGGTATGTGATAGAGTTTGTTCATAAACTCTGGAAACTTTGTATGATAAGAGGTATTGTAGATATAACCTTTCTTATCGCAATACAATCTTGCAGCTAGGCCAATTGGTCCTTCGGTTGCAATGTGTATGTGATCTGGATATAGTTCATCGATTCTCTCACCAATGTTAAATGGTAAAGACAACTTTACCTCAGGATAAAATGGTGCAGAGTAATGTTTAAATTGTGATGGGTCAATAAATCGTAGATCATAACCATCATCGTTGGCATATTTTTCAATGTTGTTGAATGTCGTCACCACACCATTGATTTGTGTTCTCAGATTGTCAGTTACGATTGCGATTCTTTTCATTCATCACCTTATATGATTTGTCAATGGTCGTTTGGTCAATTGTAAGTTTAAAACATTTAGCTAATCGTTCTTGTTGTTTCTCAATCACTTTGCATTCTTCTTTCGTTTCATAGATGCCCTCAAGTTTGTACCCATTCTCCATAGCAATAACCAAAGCATAGATTATCGCAATTCCGTCCATGTGACTATCTCCCATCTGCCATCGTGGTGTTCAACCAATGCTGTGCAAGATTCTACCCAGTCACCATCATTCATATAGATTGTTCCGTCTATGTTTTTAATCTCTGCGGTGTGTATGTGACCACAAATTACTCCGTCGTAGCCTTTTCGTTTGCAGTATTCTGTGAGGTTTGATTCGAACTGAAAAATGTATGATACAGCCCTTTTGATCTGAAGTTTGAGATATTTGCTAACACTCCAATAACCAAACCCAAGCATATGCCTAAGCCTATTGTATCGAGTGTTAATTGCCAAGATGAAATCATATGCTTTGTCTCCTAGAAAAGATAGCCATGGTGCAACTTTTGTGATTCCATCAAACATATCGCCATGCACGACAAGGTACTTTTTACCATCAATACCTTCGTGAGTGTAACGATTACAGATTTCTATGTTACCAAAAGAAAACCCATACGATAGCATGGGTCTTAAAAATTCATCGTGATTGCCTGCGATGTAGATGACCTTGGTGTCTCTCTTAGAAGCACCAAGTATTCGTCTAATTACATTTGTGTGAGATTGTTTCCATCGCCATTTGTTTTGTTGTATTCTCCACCCGTCAATTATATCACCGACAAGGTAAAGAGTTTCACAGCTGTTGTGTTTGAGAAAATTGTTTAGTTCTTCAGCCTTACAATCTCTCGTTCCCAGATGAACATCCGAGATGAAGATGGTTTTATATTTTGTCTGCACATAATTATTTATTGGAAAACTTTATTTCAGAATTATGACAGAAAAGAGTAGAGAAAACCAAAAAGTGTGATGAATATTATTAGAATGAATTGAAGTAGGACAGGCACCATCAAAATTAAAATGAACAAATCACTTTTCGGTAATAATAAAAGATTGCCGTATAATTTACTGTTTTTCATTATAAGTATCGGTGTTGCCTTTGATGAGATGATCCTTCCTTATCTTACAGGTTACCCAAGAATTGTAGTAATTGGTATCCAGTAGAGCATGTCTTACAAATATCTCATACGTTTCATAGTAACTACACTCTGAGCGTGTCTTACAAAGGTGTAGTATCTCTCTGCTGTATTCAAACTCACCTTTGACCTTGACTTCTTCTTGAAGTTCTTTATTCGAACCCCAATACTTCTCCCAATCACTTGTCTTTCTTATCTTCTTTCGTTTACCTTTGACCTGTTTGTAACCGGCCTTAGAGAAAAACTTTTTACCAATGTATTTGCGACCACTTGGTATATGTGTAATGAGATACACGAAACCAAAATGGTCGCCTATGTTGTCTTCAGTAAATTCTTCATTTGTATTGTGAAACAGCCAAGTCATTCTTCTTCGATTTCATCCTCAGTATCGAGCATGTAATCACTACAGAAAGGACAATAGAGTGGGTCTGTCTCTGAATTATCTACGTCATATTCAATGGTAAATTCTGTTTCACAATTATCGCAAGTGTGTTTGAGTTTATGCATTAGTCACACCATGATGCTTTCTTCTCGCCAAAGTATGGACGAGCATGGCCGTTTGCAATCAGCATTTCAGACAATCTTTGGCCATTGATAATTACGTCACCAAGAACACGACCACCATACTTGTCGTGCTTCTGTATTTCAACCAATACTTTTTGACCTGATCTATAAGCATCAGTAATTATGTTCTTTGTAAATGCAGATGCCTTGATTGCAGCCTGGCCTTCTTTCTCACATTGAGCACGATGACCTTTCTCTGGCGTATCAACACCAAGCACACGAATACTCAGTTTCTTTGGTAATGGATCTGGTAGAAAATCTGCAACGAATTCTACAGTATCACCATCGATCACTCTGGTAATTTTATATTCATATGGATTTGCAAATGCTGTGCTGGCGAAAAGAATGCCAACGAAAAGTGTTGTAATGTATTTCATTTATTGTCCTTATTATTTGAAAATATCCCATGACATCCACACCACGATACCGCAGAGTATGCCGATTACTATAATACCAAGTGTTGTTATCACCTTGACACCAATACTAAAAATACTCCAAAAGTGCTTCAAGTTTATCGTGTGCATTTGCAAGTTCAGCGAGTTCTTTATCAATTGCATAACTGAAGTTCTCGTGTTCTGGTATTGATCTTGGATTTGCCATCATAATATCGATATTCAATTTATGCTCAAGAATCTTTGCTTCGTAGTGTTTCTTGAGTGTTTCTATAATGTTTTCTTTCATGCGGCTTTACCCCATACATCGTCCCAGTTACCACTCAGAGCACCTTTTGCATAATCAGTTGCACGATTTTCAAAGAAGTTGGTGTGAGTTGGTGCATTAATCATTTCTTCTACCCATGGCAGAGGATTCTTCTTCACTTTGAATATACCTTTCATACCCATTGAAATCAATCTACGGTCTGCAATGTAACGAATGTATGATTTGACTTCATCACTTGTAAGGTTTGGCATGTCACCCATTTCAAATGCAAGGTCAATAAACTTGTCTTCAAGTTCTACCATTCGTGTTGCGATAGTATATATTTGACTTTTGAGATCATCATTCCATATCTCTTTGTTTTCTTCAATGTAAGTTCTAAAGAGTTTGATCATCGATTCGGTGTGCATAG